AAGTATATATTGATTATAAATTAAAATTAAAAGCATTTAGTAAAAAAAGATTTGATGCTTTTTGTAGAAGTAAGCGTTTAAATATTCCATATAAAAATAAATATGTTGAAACAACTTTAGGACAGTTAAATTTTTTTCAATGGGCTATAAAAAATAAAATAGTTGATTATATTGAAACAAACTATGATGAAATTGAAAAAGATATGAACTTAAGAAACTCAACATCTAAGAATAAAGATAAAGAAGGATTAGGATTTTTAATAAATACAGAAAAAAGTAAAACACGAAAAAAAAGACAAGAGTTAAGTTTGTCAGCAACAAAATCAATAAAAAAAGAAGATGTTGAAATTACTGTTTCTTTTAATTAATTTTTATTTTAATTTTATTATATATGTATATATAATAAAATGAAAATTTTTTTTTTGAATATGATTTTTTTGTCCATATGACTTTAACAATAAAATATATTTTTTTATTTTTTTTAATATTAGAAATAGTTTTAAGTCGTTCAAAGATTTTATCTAATTATCTTGAAAAAATAAGTAAAATAAAAAATTATTTTGAACATTTTTTTAATCTTTTGATGGGATTTTTACTTATATATTTATTTTATCCATTTAAAAAATTTCCAAAACATTTATTTAATTATGAAACAAAACTTTTATTATGTTTATTTGGATTTTTGAATATAATTTATTTTATAAAAGATATATTTTCATAAAAGATATATTTTTTGAAAATTTTTATACATAAAAAAACTTCAAATATGTATATATTGTTAAAATGGGAAATAAACAAGTAAATAATAAAATAAACTTTGATGATGTTTTATATGCTATTAAAAATAATTATATAATTATAAATGTATTAGATGATAAAACACAATTTTGTTTAATAAAAAATACAATTTCATATGATGAAGAAGAAGAAGTTATAAATAATTTATTAAAAAATAATGAAAATATTAAACAAATAAATATTATAGTTTATGGTAAAAATTGTAATGATAATAACATAATATTAAAATATAATCAACTAATTACATTAGGATTTTATAATATTTATTTATATTATGGTGGTTTGTTTGAATGGTTACTTTTACAAGATATTTATGGAAGTGAAATTTTTCAAACTACTTCAAAATGTAATGATTTTTTAATTTTTAAACCTGATAAAATTTTTATAAACAAGTTACAATATCTTACTTCATAATTATATATAATCACAAACAACTGCTTGATATTTATTGTTATTTTTAATTAAACGAAATGGTTTACAACAACCATAAATTAAATTTTTTTTAATTAAATTTTCGCATTCTTCTTTATTTAAATGAGGTGGTACTTGTTCTCCATTAGATATAAATACAGCATGACGAAATATTGAACAATTTATTTTTTCAATAATTATTGAAAAAGAACAGTTTGGACAAGTTACAATAAAATTTTCATTCGTTTCATTCGTTTCATTCGTTTCATTTGTTTCATTTGTTTCATTTGAACTCATTATAAAAAATAATTATAATATCTTTTTAAATAATAAAAAAAAATGAATTAAATGTATTTAATGTAACTAAATATATAAACAAAATAAAAATGAATTTTAATCAATCTAAGTTAACAAAAGAAGAATGGGAATCTATTGAAATACCTTTATCAAATGATAAGTTAAAAATTATTAATTTAATTGTTAAGGGATTTGATGATATAAATATATTATATAATGAAACAACATCACTATTTTCATTTTTAAAAATAGTTAAAAATACAAAAGAAATGGATGAATACTTATATAAAATATATTTTTCAAAAAAAATTGAAGAACTTTATAAAAAATATAATCTGGATTTTTTACAAAAAAAAATAAAAACAAATATAAAAATTAAATCATCAGATAATATTAGAATTAGTAATAATTCAAGTCTTGAAACTTCAAAAAATATAATTTATGAATTTATTATATTAAACTTTATTGAATGTTTACTGATTGAAAAAAACAAAACTAATAATATTAAATGGATTTATTATTATTTCACAATTAATAAAATATATAAAAACAGTAGTATTCAAAATATAAACTCTATTGTTAAAGATATTATTATTTCATTAATATCATATTTTAAAGAAAATATTAATATAACTCAATTGATATTTAATAGTCCTGAATATATTGAAAAAAATATTAATCTTATTAAATATTCAGATATTTCTTTATATGACCATCAAAAAAAAATATTTACATTTGTAAAATATAATAAACCAAAATTAATATTATATATTGCTCCTACTGGGACAGGAAAAACATTAACTCCTTTGGGATTATCACAAAAACATAAAATAATTTATGTTTGTGCAGCACGACATATTGGTTTAGCACTTGCTAAAGCTGCGATATCGATTAAAAAAAAAATAGCTTTTGCTTTTGGTTGTAATAGTTCAGAAGATATTAAGTTACATTATTTTTCAGCAAAAGAATACTCTGTTAATAAAAAATCAGGTGGAATACAAAAAATTGATAATAGTTTTGGTGAAAAAGTTGAAATTATAATATGTGATGTATATTCTTATTTACCTGCTATGTATTATATGGTTTCTCATTTTGATAAAGATAGTATTATTTCTTATTTTGATGAACCTACTATTTTTATGGATTACAAAAATCATCCCCTTCATTTAACTATTCATAAAAATTGGAAAGATAATATTATACCTAATGTTGTTTTGTCATCAGCAACTTTACCTAAAATATATGAAATACCCGATTTAATTGATAGTTTCAAAGAAAAGTTTGGAGAAGATGCTGATATCTTTAATATTGTAAGTTATGAATGTAAAAAAACCATTCCTATATTAGATAGTAATGGTTTTATTGCTATGCCTCACTATTTTTATGAAAATTATGATGAAATTAATAAAATTGGAAATTATTGTTTAAATAATTTAACAATACTTCGTTACTTAGATTTAAATGAATGTGTTAATTTTATTAAATTTGTAAATATTAATAACTATATTCCATCTAATATGAATATAGATAGACATTTTACTTGTATTGAAGATATAAATATGTTTCGTATTAAAGAATATTATATAAACTTATTACAAAATATTAATATTGAATATTGGAATATTATTTATTTAACTTTAAATAACAACAGAAAAAAATATATTGAACATATTGAAAATAATGATAATACTTCTTTAAACAAACTAAGAAAAATCCATAGTATTAGTTCTTCTTATGAAATAAATAAACAATCTGATAATTTGGGAAAATCTATCCACAAAAGTGAAAGTGTTGATTCTTTTAAAATAAATAATGAAAAAAAAAATATTTCTCTTTTAAATGATTTTGGTATTTATTTTACAACAAAAGATGCTTATACTTTAACTGATGGACCTACTCTTTTTATTACAGATGATGTTGAAAAAATTGCTGATTTTTGTATCAAACAATCAAAAATACCTGATATTTTTATGAATGAAATTAGTGAAAAAATTGTTTTTAATGATGAAATTACTAAGAGAATAATAATTCTTGAAAAAGAATTAGAAGACATCAAAGAAAAAAAAATAAATAAAAATAATACTGAAAATAATTCAAATAATAAAAAAAATAAAATAACTTTAAATGATGAAAAAGATGTTGGTGTTAATAAAATTAATATTGAATTATCAAACATATATTCTTTAGTTAAAGGCATTTCATTAAATGATACTTTTGTTCCAAATAAAAAAGAACATTTACAAAAATGGAATCTTGATAATAATAATAATAACAATTTTAACTCTTTTACGAGTGATATAAATGATGATGTTATCATTAAAATAATGTCTCTAAATGTTAATACAAAATGGAAAATATTATTACTTCTTGGTATTGGAGTTTTCACTGAAAATAATAACACTTCCTATAATGAAATTATCAAAAAATTAGCTGAAACTCAAAAACTATATTTAATTATAGCTAATAGTGATTATATTTATGGCGTAAACTATCAATTTTGTCATACTTATATTGGTAAAGATATTCAAATGACACAAGAAAAAATTATACAAGCATTGGGAAGAGTCGGAAGAGAAAATATACAACAAACTTATACTATTAGATTTAGAAATGATGAACATATTAAAATGTTGTTTAGTGATAATCCATATAAACCTGAAGTATATAATATGAATACTCTTTTTACAAGTAAAAGTATTTATTGGAATGAAACTACGAATTCTTACGAAGAACTTATTAATTAACTTATATATAATTTAACTTTATGCTTTATTATTCTTTATTATGCTTTATTGATAATACTAAATATTTTTTTAATAATAATATTATAATTATTATTAAAAAAAAATGAAATAAATCGTTATGATTATAAACTAATCACAATAATAATTAAAATGACAACAACATCTTCAAATACAATTTTATGCTACTTTAAAATAGCTTATACAAATAATACATTAAAATATCCAATTAATAAAGACTGGAGTTTAAGTGATTTTATTAATATAATAAAACAAGAAACAATCCGTGTTTATCCTAATTTTTGTGATTTAAATATAAATAATTTTTATTTAGTTGAAACAGGAAAACAAACCGATATTATATGTTCTGAAGAAGCAGAACCACTTGAAAATGATAATGAAACAACATTATTTGATAAATATGGTTCAAAAATAAATACAGTATCATTTTATATTCGTTTTTATCAATCAAGATTTAGTCCATTACAAAATAATAATAATAATAATTATTCAATAATTAATAGAAATGATTATATTATACCAATCGTAAGATATAATTATTTAAATAATTGTTCAATTTGTTTAGAAAATAGGAATGACTATTTTGGTATTAGAGGTTGTAATCATGAAATATGTTGTGCTTGTTATATTTCTTGTAGAAATACAAATAATTTAATATGTCCTATTTGTCGTCAAGGAAGATTAATAAATCATTTACAAAATCCTTAAAAAAAATAAAAAAAATATATATTAATTCCATAATATTTTCCTGCTTAAGTTATTAGGACTATAAGGATTATTTTTCCAATTTCCACGTGTTTTTGCTGTTCTTGTTAAAAAATTATGTCGTCTCTTTTTATCTTTATGTTTTGT